GAGCTCTCGGAAGAAGGCTACATCGGAGAAGATTTCCTGTTCTGTGACCGTGTCCGGAGTCACGGCTTCGAAGTCTGGATCGACCCAACCATAACCCTCGGCCACATGGGCGTGCAGGAATATGTCGGTAACTACGGCAACGATGTCCTGTACCCGATGGTGGTGCCTAACCAGAAGGTGGCGTGATATGGCTCGTAAACGGATAAAACGATACGATGATGGTGGCGAGATTATCGTCACTGGTAAGCGCGAAAACGAAGTCATGCCATTTGAGGGGCTATCCCGGGAGCGCATGATGCGTGCTGCTGCTTCGGGTGCTGATGCAGGTGGCGGAGGCGGAAGCGGCATCGGGATTATGGGTAACGCTCGTAATCAGCTTGGTGTTGGTAAGACCTATTCCCCTGTCGGTAAAGTTTATGGCCCGCGCTACACTGGCGACGGCTTCAGCGTGAGCGGTGGATATAACCCCAAGAGCAAAGTTGTCGGCGGACGTTACCAAGAAGAAGGCTTTTCTGCTGGTTTGGGCTATGATCCGCGCCGTAAATATGTCGGTGGCGATGTGTCGTTCAGCTTCAAAAAGGGCGGCAACGCCAAGAAAATGGCTAAGGGCGGCTCAACGGCCTCCAAGCGCGCTGATGGCATCGCCCAAAAGGGCAAAACGAAAGGGCGCATGGTCTAATGGCTAAGTCTCCTGCTTGGACTCGTAAAGAGGGCAAAAATCCCACTGGTGGGCTGAATGCTAAAGGTCGTGCCTCGGCCAAAAAGCAGGGGATGAACCTGAAGCCCCCCGTATCAGCTAAGCAAGCCAAAAAGTCTCCCAAGGCGGCTGCGCGGCGCAAGTCATTTTGCGCCCGCATGTCCGGGATGCCGGGCCCGATGAAGGACGAGAAGGGTCGGCCAACGCGCAAGGCCCTCTCGCTGCGTAAGTGGGACTGCTAGGATGGAGATGCTGGTATGGAACATCATTCTCAGTGGGATCGTTGCGGTGCTTGGCTTCATGGTGAAGGGTAAGTTCGATGAACTCGACCGTCTTGGCATCTTGCTCAACAAAACCCGGGAAGAGGTGGCGCGTGACCACGTCACACGTGCGGAAGTCAATCAAACGCTCGATAAACTCGCAGAGCGCATCGACAAGAGCATCCAACGCTTGGAAGCCAAGCTGGATGATATGAGGAAAGGCTGAGAAATGATTAGCTCAAAGAAACTTGGCCGCATGGTCACCGCCGATGTCGATAAGGCGTTGGCGAACATTGGCTCTGCGAAGCCGGAGATGAAGGACACAGGGGAACTGAAAGCTGCCGTCGCGCCCAAGAAGGCTGAGACGTTTGCTGAAGCGTTCCGTGCTGCTCGCAAGGAAGGCAAAAAGACTTTTTCATGGGCTGGTAAGCCGGGTACGACGTTTACCACTGATATGGCTGGTGAAGGCGCGAAGCGTCGGGCATCTACTCGTTCCTCGGGCTCTAAAACTGGTAGTGGTTCATCTTCAACTTCTAGCTCGCCGGTTGCGGACTTTTACACCAGCCAATACTCAAAAGTTAAAGGTAACGCAGCGAACATTCAGGGCGCTGGGCCTATGGCTACGGGTAAAAATAACGATAAGTCGTCCGATAAATCGGTGGCTAAACTCGGATCGCCAGTAAATGCGGGTCGTTCAAAAGGGTTTTTGTCGCGGCTTTTTACGAAAAGCGCAGATTCAGATTTTGCTAAATCCCAAGAACGGAAATACGGCAAGCGCACTCCGCTTCTTCTTGTTGGTGAAGAAGCCCGTGAAGCCAATCGCAAGCAAGGCACTATTGGTGGCAAAGCCAAGGGCGGTAAGATCGACGGTTGCGCCGTTCGCGGCAAGACCCGTGCAGGGCGTAAATAATGCCTAGCACGAGCGCCAAACAGGCTAAGTTTATGCGGGCCGTGGCGCACAGCCCGAAGTTTGCGAAGAAGGTTGGTGTGCCGCAGAGTGTTGGGAAGGACTTTGAGATGGCCGACAAGAAAAAGGTAAAGAAGTTTGGCGAGGGCGGGTGGGGTATGAAGCTACCTCGCAAGGACGATAGCAGCATTAAAAAATTGCCGACGAAGATGTCGCCTAAAGATGAAAGCGGCATCAAAAAGTTGCCAACCAAGATGCCGTCTAAGGATGGCAGCGGGATTAAAAAATTTGACGACGGCGGCGACGGTAAAAAGCCAGTTAAAAAACTGAAGGGTCCCGGCCCTGCTAGGCCGTTGGAGTTTCCGATCCGTGGTCGCAGCATCAGCATTCCGCTCGATGAACCCAAACCGAAGCCACGGAAGATTCCGCCGTCGTCGGGTAATGTAAAGACGACTAAAAATTTTCCCAGTCCTGCACCTGTCAGTTTTGGTAGTGCACGCAAGTACCGTGAGGACTTGAAGAAGGTTAAAGTATCACCCAGCGAAGGCCGTGTGATTGAAAGCGCAAACCGCTCGGAAGGCGGCGATGGCATGAAGAAAGGTGGCATGATGAAGAAAGCAACTAAGGCTGGCCGTGCAATGGTCAAGAAGTCGGCTGATACCATGGGCCGTGCAATGGTGAAGAAGGCCGGTGGCGGCAAGTGCTACGCCAAGGGCGGTTCGGTTTCGGCTCGCGCCGACGGTGTCGCTAAGAAGGGCAAGACTGACACTAAGATGGTCACGATGGCTCGTGGCGGCATGATGGCTAAGATGACCCCGCGCACTGAATATGGCGGTGTCGAGCGTCGTCGCGGCGGTAAGTGCTAATGCGCGAGTCTCGGGGTATGGGGATCATGAATCCCTCTAAAATGCCGAAGGCGAAGACTATTCGTCGGAAGGATAACCCCGACGAGGTAAAGGTCTATGCCAAGGGCGGCGAGTCCAAGGTCAACGAGGCCGGAAACTACACGAAGCCCGGTATGCGCAAGTCCCTGTTCGAGTCGATTAAGGCTGGAGGCAAGGGCGGCGCACCGGGTCAGTGGTCAGCCCGCAAGGCACAGATGCTGGCGATGCAGTACAAGAAGAAGGGTGGGGGCTACAAGTGAGCGGACTTGCTAAATCCCAGCAGAGCCTGAAGAATTGGACCAAGCAGAAGTGGCGGACCAAAAGTGGTAAGCCATCGACGCAAGGGCCCAAGGCGACAGGTGAGCGGTACCTACCTGCAAACGCGATAAAGTCCTTGTCACCTGCTGAATATGCAGCGACAACTAAGGCGAAGCGTGAGGGTAAGGCCAAGGGTAAGCAGTTCGTAAAACAGCCCAAAACCATCGCATCGAAGACGAAAAGGTTCAGATGATGGCACTCAAACCAGTCGATAAAAAATCCAACCCGGGCTTGGCTAAGCTCCCTACAGACGTGCGTAACAAGATGGGTTATGCTAAGAAGGGTGGCAGCACGAAGTTTATCCAGAAGGCAATCAAGAAGCCCGGCGCTCTTCACGAGCAGATGGGTGTACCCAAGGGTAAGAAAATTCCGGCTAAGGCGCTTGCTAAAGCAGCTAAGGCCCCCGGTAAGCTCGGTCAGCGCGCTCGGTTTGCGCAGTTGCTGAAGGGCTTCAAAAAAGGGAAGAAGTAAGTGACGACATCCGGCACCTCAACATTCAACCTTAACCTGAATGAACTGTTCGAAGAAGCCTTCGAGCGGTGTGGTGCCGAGATGCGCACGGGCTATGACTTTCGCACAGCACGGCGTAGCCTTAACTTACTGACAATCGAGTGGGCCAACAAGGGTATTAACCTCTGGACGCTTGAGCAAGGCACAATTGCCATGGTGCAAGGGCAGATCACGTATAACTTGCCGGTGGACACCATCGACCTGTTTGACCACGTGATCCGTACGCAGACGGGCCAAGCGCAGACGGACATCAATATCAACCGCATTAGCGCGGATACCTACCTCACGATCCCGAACAAAAATGCTCAAGGGCGACCTATTCAGGTATGGATTAACCGCCAATCGGGTGCGCAAAACCCAGCAAGTATCCAGTATCCGACGATTAACGTGTGGCCTGCTCCGGATCAGAACAACTACTACACTTTCGTGTATTTTCGCCTCCGCCGTATTCAGGACGCGGGAACCGGTGTGACGACGCAGGACATCCCGTTCCGTATGCTGCCGCCGCTTGTAGCTGGCTTGGCTTATTACTTGTCGCTCAAAATCCCCGGTGCGACTGAACGCTCTGCAATGCTGAAAGCGATGTATGACGAGGCTTGGCAGCAGGCTTCGGACGAAGACCGTGAAAAGGCACCGTTGCGCTTAGCGCCACGGCAGATGTTCTACTAAGGAGGGGCCGTGCCTAACAGGTTCGCCTCTGGTAAATATGCGATCTC